AGTGGTCCCATGTAACGGAATAACGAAAGTAGCCAAGTATAACGAAAGTAAAACATACACCCTTACTTTCGTTACGTGCCGCTTGCGTAACGAAACTGAACGTGCCATGATCCGTCTGCGCATTCCGCGCGAGGATCCTGCTATGCGTGCTGTTGAAACATCGAAGTACGGACTTGCTTCTTTCATGCAAGGTGAAAGTGCGTATTTTTCAAAACGTGCTAGAGAGTTCCTTGCGTTTGCTTATGACAGCGCAACAAACAGCAGCGTTTATTACAACGAAGCTCAAGCCATCTACTATCAGCGCCAGTCCGCTGCCTACTCGGCAGCAACGCGCAAGCTTATGGGGATCGAATAACATGGGTATCGCAAAATGGATGCTGGAACGCCTCTACGGTAAATTGTGGAATCGCATTCCACCGCGCGTCTATTACTCGCGCTTCGGAACCGAAATGGCACCCGAGCCCGGCGAGACTTACGCCGAGTTTATGGCACGTGTCGATATCGAGCGCGAGGCTATGGAGCGTGTCGCGAACATGACGCAAGAACAGCTGCGCGGGGCCATTGCCGAGCCCGAAACCGTTGGCATTTCGATCACGCTTATGGGCAGGTCAACGCCCGTTCGACTGGTTGGCTCCAAGCCGATCGCCGAGCCCGTCCGTGTTGACGATGCAATCGAAATGCCAGCGCCCCGGCACACTCACACAATGGTCACGTGCCTTAACTTGAAGGTTGAAACCTTCCGGTGTTATTCAGGTGATGAAGCGTGGCAGATAGCCCGAGAGTTCATCAAATCGGGATGCACCTACGTTTCCATAACGAGGATCGATGACGATGGCTGAACAATGCAATACCTGCCGGTTCAAATACCGGATCAAGGTTCCCGCCAACGGGGACCGCCCGTCTTACGTCTACTTCCAGTGTCGGCGGTTTCCACCGCCGACCGATCCGACTTCGTGGCCCACGGTTCTGATTAAGAACTGGTGCGGTGAATATCAGGCACTTCCGACCGCCGAGCCCGAAGGTACGGAAGATGCAAACAAGGAAGGCTTTATCACGTGAACCAGCTGTCACCCTTTGGCGCGTTCCTCAAGATCCATCGCAGCACCCTTCGGGATGGTGCCTCGCTGAACGCCATGCTGTCGTTCATTCCCGAGAACGACGTGCCCGCGATCGATCACCCAACCGCCCACGTCTGGTGGAAATGGGCTGACGATATCATGCGCCAGTTCGGATACGTGCCCGTTCGCTTTGTCTACAAGGACGCCGCCGATTTGGCCGCGACCATGCTTGACGGCAACGAAACAAGGCACTAGAAAAACAGTGTCGCCGGAAACGGCGGCATCGGTTCTCACAAGTCCTCGCCAAGCGAGGCACTTTCAAGGTGGATACAATGGCTGACGTGATTGGCAAGATCGCCGCTTCGACCTTTCTCCCGAAGCGCATTCTCGGACAGGAAGAAACTGTTCAGACGATGGTTCTCGGCACGCTGATCGGACAGGCGACCGACTTCAAGACCGGCACCAGCACTACGCCGACCGGCGAAAAGTTCTCGTTCAAGGGCTACACCGGGCGTTTCGAGTACGTGGACGCCCACAACGGCAAGGTCATTCAATCCGGCGTTCTCTATCTGCCGGACGGTATCGACCAGATGCTTTCGGAAGCCGTCAAGGCGGCGGTGGAGGTGTCCGGCCACGTCAACGTGATGCTGGAAGTGTCGGTGTTCCGTTCCAAGGTTCCCGGCGGCTATTCGTGGTCGTTCAACCAGCTGGGCCAGCTGGAGGCGAACGATCCGCTGGAGGAGCTGCGCAAGGCGATGACGGCGGCCAAGACCGGCGAGGGCAATCTGTTGTCCGCCGAGAACGTTATCGCGATCGAGGACAACAGCGGCGACGACGCGCCGACTGCCGCCGAGCTTTCCGGCGATACGTCGGCGGATCCCGAGCCCGCTGCCACCGGCAAGCGCAAGTAAGGTTTCACGACTTCTAAGAACGGAAAAGGGGCGCTTCAAGCGCCCCTTTTCTTATGCGACTTTCGCAGCGACTTTTCGGACGATGCCCGCCGGGGTGGCCCCCTTGCTTAGCATGTAGACGCCACCGGCTACGATAACGAGACCAAGGGCCACGACAATGAAGCGCCCGGCGTAATCCTTGAGACTGTCGAACGTCGCCACTCTGGCGGCATCCTCGGCGACGGTAGCAGCATCCGTCTGCCGATCGATCGCTTGGGCCACGTCACCCGAGCCCGTGCCGGTGGAGCCTCCCCCGCTCGGCACGGCGGTAACGTCGATTTCCGTCCCGCCGGTTCCCGAAGTACCACCACCGCCAACCGTGTAACCGGCAGCGGTTCTTTCGCTTTCGGAAATCGTCCCGTCCCCGTCCACGTCCACCACCTTGGCGGGCTTGCCCGCGATAGCGTTGGCGTAGCTGATACGGTTGCCGATTTCACCACCACCGGTGTTCCAGCCTTTCGGGCGCTCAAACCCGATGAAGGCTTTCGCGCCTTGCGCTGGTGAAATGTCCTGCCGAAGTTGTTTGTCGATCGAAGGGTGATCGCGCTTCAACTCATGTTCGACAAAGGCAAGCTGAACGTCACCGTCCTGCCACGACTTTCCTTGCCGGGCAGCGAACGACTTGAGTTCGCGGGCACGTCCCGAGTTCCATTGTGCAATTCCGATGCTGTCGGAACCGTCTCGCCCGTCACCGGGGTTCCGTGCCGACGTGTTGAGTTTGCCGGATCCCCCGCTTTCCTGTTGTAGATTGCCGACGATGCCAGCGGCACCGCCAGCGCTATAGCCGCGAGAAATGAAGTAGTTCCGCGCGTACTCAAGCGGGACACCCATGGCTTACTCTACCGGCTTGCCAGAGTGCGAAATCGTCGCGACCTGCCGCGAGTAGCGCGGATGCAGCGCGAGCGCGCCACGCTTGACGCCCGGCAGCTTGGCGAAGTCTGCCGGGTGCCGGAAATCGGCCTTGGGCGCTTCGCTGGCGGGGATAAGCCCGCCGATCGCAGCGTATTTGAGGACTTGCTTGCTCATAGGAGGCACCCGCACCCTTTCTTTCCGGCAGGGTTCTTTTCCGTCGTCAGCTTGCCGGAAGGCTCGCCGAACATGAGTTCAGCGGGCTTGATCTGCGACGGGGACAGAGTAGGAAAGTAGGACGCGCCGCCCAACGTTGCCGGGCGGCGCACAAATTTCATGTAGCCCCAAACGAGGAAGCAAATCAGGAACGTTCCCGAAATCAGATAGAGGTTACGATCTGACATTACTTGCCCGCCGCGATCCGGTAGTTACCTTGCGCATAGTCGAGATAGGTTTTCTCGCGCTCCAGCGTAAGGCGATTGGCTTCAAGCTCCCGGTTGGCGTTCGCAGCGGTGAAGTCCCGTTCCGATTGCAGCTGCGTGTTGTAGTTGTTGGAGTGAACCTTGTAAGCCTCCAACCCGAGTTCCTGCTGGCGAAGGCTCGCCGCCGATTGGTTCTTGGCAAGATCCACGTTCGCTGCCGAATTGATGCGGTTGTTCTCCACCTCGGCGGCGCGCGTGGCGATGAAACGATCGCGTTCGATGCCCGCGAGCCCAAGCGCCAGCCCCGCCGACACCTCGGCGTTGCGAACGTTGGAGGCGGCGCGGATCTCGGCGGTGGTGACGGCTTGCGCGCCCGCCGCGATCCGTTCGTCAGCTTCGTAACCGCGAACCGCCACGCGCCCCGCGATCACGTCCTTATTCGTGAGGTAGTCGAAATTCGCACGCGCGATGGCGGCAGCTGCCGCCGTGGCGTCCCGACTTTCGGCAAGCTTGTTATCGAGCGCCTTGGCGGCAACCTGCGCGTCAAGCTGCCCCTGCGCAAGCATGGCGTTCGCCTGAATGCTGGTCGGATCCGGCGCATACGGATTGTAGCCGCCGAGATTGGTTTCCACCGTTTCCGTTTCGCTGCCAGAAGACAGGATGATAACGAGGACAACCGCGACGACGAAAACACCCGCGCCGGTGAGGTACGGGTGCGACTTCGCAATTTCGATCGGGTTGCGCAAGTGCGCCTCCTAAGCCTTGTCTTTCGGATCCGAAAGCGGGGTGAAGAACATTTGCCCGGCTTGCGTCGGAAGGCCGACAGGTCGGACGGTGGGTTGCGCATACATCGGCTTTTGGCCGAAGCCGAGAGGCGCGCCCGTTTTGAACAGCTGCCCCGATCCGCTTAGCGAATGCTTTTGAACCGCAAGCGTGGTTGCCGCGTACTCATAGGCAGAAAACGGGTTGGGTTGAGGGCGATGCTGAAAATGCTGGTGGAACATGGCGGGCACCAGCCCGCGCGGGATAAGGGGCGGTGGTGCCGCCCCCATGTTGAGTGTGCGAAGCCGCATCGCCCTTGCTCCCGTCAGAAACCGCGATTGCCGGGATAGGACAGATCGATATTGTAATCGTTGCCCGTAACCGGCGAAACCGCCACGCCGAGAGAATTGGCGAAGCCGGAGAACCCCGACTGAATGACGGCGGCGGTATTCGATTTCTTCGAAACCAGAACCGCGAGGATCGCGACACCGCAAATCGCGGTGAGGATCGTAACGATTGCTTCCGTGGTGTTGCTCATGTTGTCACCTTCCAACGGTGATGGGAGAAACAGCGACCTTGAGAGCATCCGAAAATGCGCCACCAGTCGCCTTGATTACGTCTACCGTCGCGCTGTTCTTGCTGACGATAACCGCGATGATTGCAACACCGACAATAGCGGTGGCAACCGACAAGACAAGTTCTTTCAAAAGAAACCTCCAATGATCGGGATCGATTTCGCGATATTGGCAACGGTGCCGACAGGGTTCTTGATCGCTCCCTGAATTGCTGTTGCCCCCTTGATAAGCCCTTGAACTTCGGGGCTGGACGCCGTGTAGCGCCCAACCCCGAGATTGTCCGTCATGGCACCGGAACCGATCGCACCCTGTCCCGAGCCACCTTGCAGAACGGGAGCCGTGCCGGGGGCAACCAGATTGCCAGCCGGTCCCGCGCCAGTGCTGCCACCATCGGTGATATCGCCCAGCGCCTCCACCAGCTTTTCATAGAAACCACCGTTGCGGATCACCATCGCGATCAGAATAAGCGCCATGAAAGCGCGACTGAACTTTTCGCCCGGCTTGTAATAGCCAAGCATTCCGACGGTGCCGATAGCAATCAGCCACAAAAAGAAGTTGTTCGGCCCGGTGAAGTCGTCTTTCAGAAGCTTCCCGAGATTGGGAAGTGTTCCGCGAGCCGACGCGACAATTAGCGTTAGTCCGATGATGATAAGCACGAATGGCATTTTACCCGGTCCATTTCTTGAGCCATTCGGACGGGGACCATTCCCCGCCCACAAGCCCTAGCTTTCCACCCGTCAACGTTTTGGTTATCCCGTCAACACGTTGGAAAGCCGCCCCTAGAGAACTATCAGGGGCGGACGGGGCGTCCGATTTCCCGCCGGTGCCGGTAGGCGCGGGACTGTCGGCGGATCCGAAGAACACCGCCGCGTATTTCGGAAGTTCACCGCGCGACACGATGAAGATCAGGAACGCCGCGACGATGAACCCCGCAATAGCGTTCGATTGCGGCATGAGCTTACGCCACGCCGATCGTGCGCGCCGGTGCCGGGTAGCGAGCGCCGATGATGTAGACCGCGATCAGGATCACGAAAAGCGGGATAGCAAATCCGAAAATGCGCATGGTTGTTCAGTCCTCTTGCAAGACGTGTCGCAGCACCAGCTGCCAGAACACGATTACCACGATGATGAAGCCGACGAACAACGCCCAATCGAGAGCGTCCATTTCATCGGCGAACGGTTCCTTATACCACTTCTTAAAGCCTTCCACGGCTTAGACCCTTTCCCGAAAGAGAAAAGGCGGCAGCGTTGCCGCCGCCGCCTCTTACGCAAACGTCCCCGAAGGTGGCACGGTTAGTTTGCGATGGCTCCCGCGTTCATCACCATGCCAAGCTCGGCGAAATACTCGTACCCGAGCAAGATCACGGAATTGGCGCTGGTCGCGGATGCGAGCGAAACCGACAGCTGAACGTTGCCGTACTGCGCGGTTTCCACCGGGCGTTCCCGGTGGTCGAAATAGTAGACGCCCGGAGGGAAGTCGTCGCCGAGACGCTTGCGATGCTGCAACGCCAGCATGTGCGGTGTGCGCTTAAACAGAAGCGTTGTGTTCGCCGTCTGCATCGCGAAGTAGTTCACGTCGGTGCCGGGGTTCAGCACGCCGGAATTGTCATAGACGGCGAACGTGGACAGAAACTGACGATTGTTGCCGAAGCCCTGTGACAGTTCCTGATTGGCGACGAGACCCGTCATCACGGTGTTTTCGAGGCGATACATCACGCCAAGGTCGAGAACGGGCAGGATGATCTGCCCGTTGCGGCTGTCAACCGGCAGCTGTTCCTTGAAGTGCTGGTAAACCTCGATATCCCAGTAATCGAGGACGCCGAGAACCGCCGACGACGACTTGTAAACCGCGCCGACGCCGTTGGCGGTCGAGGCGACGAACATATTCGGGTTCACCGTCAGCGACAGGTTCCACGTGGCGTTCAGAACGTTGGCGTAAATCGCGCCGCGCAGATCGCGATCCGAATACGCCACCGGGATCTCATACGCCATGTAAAGATCGCGCTGCGCGGTGCCCGTCATCGTGGCCGGGGCCGCGATCACCAGATTGTTGTTGCCGAGCATCGTCGGGCTGTCGTTCTGATACGCGCCGCCGAACACGGCAGCATCGCGCGCCGACGCCACGTAATGCAGATGCCAGCCGGTGGTATTGATCCGGGTCTGGTTCTGCAAGTCGGTGAGAGTGACGTTGGAAAAGAAGTTGGCCGGGCCGAAGGGCTGGAGGGTGTGAACCTCGCCAGCAACACCGCGAACCTTGGCGCGAACCAGAACGGTGAACTTCGTCACCAGCCCGACGTTGCGCAGCGGAACGTTGATGGTCTGCCCGAGCGCGCCGGTGTTGGGCGGCGTGTAGCGGGTGGCGAGAATTTGGAGTTCCTGATTGATCGCCATCGCCAGCACGGCAGCACGCTGCTGCTGGTTGACGTAGGCGTAATCCACCGCCGGAGCGGGCGTGTTCTTGTTAGCCATTGTCGGCGGTGTCCTTCGTCAGTAGGTCGAGCGCGAGAGCGCCAACCATCGCCATGAGCGTTACGATAACCCAATTGGCGGGATGCCGCATGAGCGCGAGGTTAAGAGGAACGCCCATGTTAGGCGGTCCCCGTTGCTTTCTTGACGGCGGCGGTTACACCACCGATCAAGAAAACGCCAACCGCTACCATCAGAACGACAGTAATCAGATTGACGATGTTAAAATTAAGATAGTTGCCTTCCACGTTGGCACCTTTCACCAGAAGCGCCGACGCGGCGCAAGTTTGGAACTGATTGCCTCGCGGATCTTATCCGCGCTCGGGGCTGGTGTGAAGTAGGTAAGTTCATTCCGTCCCACGTCATACCAGCGGCAATTATAGTCCTGCCGCAAACCTTTCATAGCGGTACTTGGCAGAAATTCGTTAATCCTCTTAATGTCGCCGTCTGTGTTGAGATAAAAGACGGCGAAGAAATCAGCTTCCGAAAAGCACCCGCGTGAAACCCCGCTTGGGCGCTGGCTGACATTGATTGTCGGAATGCGCTTGGAACGCCCCTGCATGAGGATCGCCTGAAACGCCCCGCCTCTAGCCGCCGCTTGGTTTCCAGGCACAAGGGTGCCTTCATCAAAGAAAAGCCCGACATTTTCCTGCAACCATACTTTGCGAAGCCAACGCTCCACCGCTTCGTCATCATCACCCGGTAGAGGGTGAACCTTGTAAAGCCCCGGTTGTTTCAACGTCGGCAACTTTTCTCCTAAGCCTATTTCCTTAACACGATGGATCGAGTTCAACAATTCATCATGCTTGTAATCGACCATGATCCACGGCTGGCGGTCGAAGTTCTGCGTAGACAGCAACCACGCCGAAAACTGCGTCTTACCGGATCCCGTCTTGCCGATCACGGTGGTTCTATGAGTGTTGTTCGGAAGCCGGGCCATTTGGATCGCCTGTCGTTCGTCTCGATACGCTGCATAGATAGGACGTTCTGCGTTAGATTGTCGAGGCTCCCGCGAATTTGCGTAAGCTGCGCGTCGTGACGCTCCCGGCAATCCTTCAAGTCCTCATGGTGTCGTTCTTCCATGCGGATCAGTGCCGCTTGGAAAGTTTCTCTGTCTGCCTTTACTTCTTTCTGCAATGAAAGAACTTTGGCCGACGTTCCTTTGACCACGAACACGATGCGTGCAACTGCAACAAATCCGCCGAATGCTGCGAGCCCGATCGTAATCAGCTGGCCTAGTGATATCGTCCACAAAAAAGAAACCCCGGCGGAAGCCGCCGGGGTTGCTACGATTTCCGCAATCGTCATCTAGCACCTATCCCGAAACAACCTTGTCGCTCGGGACATTAGCAGGAATGGAGGACGAAGGATCCATCACGATTTGCGAAACACTGTCGATTTTCGACGCTGCCCCGACGATGCCGGTTTTGCTGGAAGCAAAGCCCGCCCAAACGAGGCAGACAAGAGGAACCGCGCCGACGACGACTTCCACCAGAATGCCGTACTGTTCGGCGGTGACGTATCCTGCGCCGATCGCGTAGGCAGACAGGAACATGAGAACTTGTCGCAGAAGCGACGTGAATTGAGACTGTGACATTTCTTGTCCTTTCTTTACAGGCGTGCCGCCTGAACGTGCATCCAATCGAAGTCCCGTTCCCGCCCAAGCGAGATCCAACCTTCGTCCTCCCACAACTCCCAAAAGGGAACTGCGTCATCCTGCGCAAGCCGGGCGCGGCCCCGGTTCCATCGCAGCTGGTTCCGCTCGGGATCGAAATCGAATGCGATCCCATACGAGTGCATGGAAAGCGACTGCCCGCCACGCATCTTGCGGATATTGAAGCCTCCACCGTAGACGCTGATACCGATCGCCTCGCGCTCGCGCTCATTGTAGAGAACGGCGGTGCGCTCCAGGATGCGAACGGTACTCGGCGCAACCAGTTCGTGACACGAAATCCGGCGCACCTTAATCGACTTGTCCCAAGCAAGAGACATGGCGAAAGGCACCTCTACCGTGATGATGCCTTCACCGGGCTTGCCGAAAACGCCGGGCACCGAAACTTGCCGGGGCCATTCCGCGTGATTGTTCGGCTCGCCGACTAGGTGCCCGTTCTTGATCGTGCGATCGGGAACCTTGGCGGCTTCCGAAGGGGTGAGAGCCGAAGCACTCGCCCGTAAAGCCGCCACCGTCTGCGCGTCACCCGTACCGCTGGCATTCAGCCCGTGGCGCGTCTGAAACGCGCGCAGAGCCGCCACCGTCACCGGGCCATTGATCCCGTCCACCGGACCCACGGAAAACCCGTGGGCGGTAAGACGCGACTGCATCCATGCAACGAAACCGTCAACCTTGCTCATTGCGCGTGCCCTCCGGCGATGAAGGAACCAAGATCCACCGATCGCGGCGCGGTGCCATCGTCGGTAGCTTTCGGCCCCGTGGGTGTTGCGGCTTGCTGGCGGGCTTGGCCCTCACGCTTAGCCGCTCGGGTTTCGGCGGTGCGCATTCGCACCGCCACGACACGTGGTCCGTAGACCAGCGCAAGAGTTTGGGCGAACCCGATCCAAGCCATGCTCTTTTCGCTCATGGCGACAACATCGTAATGTTGCGCCACGTTCGCCGCCGACTTGGCAAGCAACGTTGCTTCGTTATCGTCAATCGCCAGTTCAGGCGTCTTGATAATGAAAGCGAGCATTGCGTGCGTGCTTTGGATCATAGCCGATAATCCGGCTATCGAAGCCACCGACGCTTTCTGCGGGGCGGCTCGGGTTTGTCCTCCACCGGCGGGACGCCCTCGCTTTCGCTTGGTTCCTGCACTTGGCCCGGCGTCGTTTCCTCCGGCGGGGGCGTCGTTTCCTCCACCACCGTCGTTTCCGCCACCGGGAATGTCGACGAGGCTGGCGGGATCAACTGTAACGTCAACATCGATATTGACGTTTGGAGTTCCGTCAGCTGGTTTTTCAGCCCTTGGTTTTCTTCCAGACATTGTGCCACCTTTGTCTCAAGGGACGCGATATGTTCGCGTTCCGAAATTTCTACCACCGCATCGGCGATTGCCTCGGCGGCTTCCTCGGCCCGTTCTGCGCGTTCTTCGGCCCGTTCCACGGCACCTTCGATTTCAGCAACAGCGCTTTCAACGGCCATTTCCGTCATGCTCGCGGCAAACTCGCCCGCGTTTTCGGCAGCGGCTTCCGCCGCGTTGGTTTCAGGATCCACGGCGAAAGCCTTTCTTAAATGAGAAAGAGACGCATTTGCGCGTCCCTTAAATGCCGTCGAAGAAATTCGTCAGCTTTTCTGCCGAGCCCGTTCGGCATCGACCGCCCGGCGATAGCGCAGAACGTCGGACGAATAATACGTCTCGATGATATACTTCATCAAGCCGCCTTCGAAGCCGGGAACGCCTTCGTCCATCCCGGTACCGTCGCTGATGTTCACCTGCGTGTCGGCGCGATCGTTGCGAAGCGTCTCCAGATCCGTGCGAACACGATCCACGTCCGACTTGCGGGCGAACGCATCGTCAGCCGAGCCGCCGAGCGTGCGACGGATATCCTCGTTCTCGGCGCGCAGCGATGCGATTTCATCCTCGCGCCCCTCGGCGAGCCCGCGCGTCTCGCGCAGCTGCGCTTCCATATCGTCGGCGCGCGAATTGGCGGTGGCGAGTTCGCGCGTCAGCTGATCCACCTGCGCACGGATCGCCTCCATTTCGTCGCTGCCAACGGTGGCAGTCGTGCCAGCGGCGGTAACGTTGGCCGAAGTCGCACCGGAAAGCTTTTCGGTGTTAGTTGCCATGTTCGATTTCCTTGGTTGTCGCGCTGTCGAAATCGCGCGGGTTCACGCCATGCGCTTTCGCAATGGCGTCGATCAAGCGGCCTTGCCGCTCGATTTCTGCGCGCAGCTTACCGGCTTCCGTCAAGAAAACCTCCACCTGCGCTGTGATTTCTTCGGGTTTGAGCCCCATGGATTTCAGAAGCATTCCCATGCCAGCGAGCATTTCCACCACCTTATAACGTGGGATTTTGGATCCGGGCGTAAACGATATGCACGTCGGGAACAAAAATCGCGTTGGGTGCCTCCGTGCCAGCCGGAGGCAACATCCTATATACCGCGCGGATCGGATATAATCCATTCAGGCGAACAGCAATTCCGCTCAAATTGAGCGGGTGATTTTGGGATGGCACAAAATTGCCTGTCTGCCCCGGCACGTTGTAGGGGCGGGCAAAGAACCGCTGGCGGAAAATCATTTGCCCGTTGTGCTGCAAGAAAATGACGGCTTGCCGCTCCATTCCCGCCTTGAGATTATTGCAGCTGATTTGCACGTTGGTAATCACCAGCGTGGTGCCAGAGACGCCAGCAATCAGTTGTTCGCTGTCCTCAAACGTTCCGCTGGTGGCGACCGAATAAGCTTCCGTGCTGGCAGCGTACTGGTCCCCTTGAACGTTGCGGGAGTATGCGGCAGTTCCCGACACTTGGCTGACAGGGACAAATTCGTTGAACTGTTCATCCGAGTACGGTGGAAACGGCTTGTCGCAAAATACCACCCGAGTGAATTGCGACTTGTCATAGGGCGTGGCGACACTCTCGATATAGAGCGTAAATTCGGTACCATTCGTCAGCACCGGGAAAAATGCCGACGTGCCGTCCGCGCACGTCAGCTGAACATTCGTATCATCCGCCACCAGATACACCGGGCTGTCACACGCGGTATTGTCGATATAGACACCCTGAATGGTGGTGAGCGGTGTTGCCGGGGGACGGGCAACATTAATGCGAACGCCGGGATTAATCAGCGTCCGCACGTTGGTTCCTAGATCGATCCCGTATGAGCGCCAAGGCACTTCGATGGTCGCGATCTGCGCCCCGTCGCAGAACGCCACGGGTGCCGACGCGATTGCGCCTCGATACGGAACGGTAACGCTGGTGTCGAAGCGCCGGGCCATAATTCAGGATCCTACCAGCTGATACGATCGAGGCGCAGATTTTCCGAACCGGCTACCGCGAAAATTGCACCGTTCGGGCGTGTCGTCAGACCGACTTCGAAAACGTCGCCCGGCGCGAGTTCGAAACCGTTGGCGGTCGTGACAGCCGCGCCGCCGAGAAAAATGGAAGCATTCGAACGGTTGCGAAGTCGTGTGTAATTCGCACCGACACCGGCGACGTTCTGGCGAGCGGTGCCGATCATCACCTGCGCATTGACGATGGCAGCGCCTGTGCCGAAACGCAGCGCACCGCCGGACGCTGTGCCCCAAACGAGGAACGGCAACAGCACGTCAAAGAGAACGATCGGGATCTTGATCGCTGCCGTAACACCCTCGCCAATAATATAGAGCATACCCGGAGGTGTGCTAAGCGGCAGGATCGCTTGCGAGTTGGGCGGCACCGTTACCGACAAATCCGAGCCCATGAATGTCAGTTTGAGCGGATCTGCGTTCAGCGAATTATCCACGAAAATGGATTGATACTTCTGACGATAGGCAGCGCTACCGTCACCGTTCGCCTCATAGGTGGCGCGGGTGCCAGCGGTGAAATCAAGTTCCGCCTTGACTGACGTGGCCCCGTTGACGCCCGGCAGACTGCCGAGATTGGATCCCTGCGCATTGATTGTTGCCATTGCCGATTTTCCTTTTTGCTGTCGCGCGCACGTTGCGCCCTTGGTAATACTGCCGCCCCGTCTTATCGAGAGTAGGGCCGAACGCCACCTTTTGTATCACCTTGCCTTCGTAGATCGAAACCATTTCGTCATACGTCAAACCGGCCACGCCCTTGCTGCGCACCTTCGGCTTGCCACCGTCTAACGGCTTGCACGCATACATTTTCTTACCGCAAATCACGACTTCGGAAAATTCCGCCTCCAGATCCCATGCACCTAGACGTGTCGGGTGCAAATCGAGCCCTTCCAGTTCGTCGCAAATCAGGCTGTCGGTGTCGCAGTAAATCGGTTCCTTGGCGTGGTGAATTGCTTCCATCAAAATTGCACGTGCCGCGCCTGTAATGCTGGCAGCGGTGCCGACGTTCTTGAATTTGGCTTTCGGGCTTGGCCTTTCCCAAACCCAGTATTGCTTGCACTCATGCTTCGGTAGATGCCCGTAGCCCTCCAATTCCTCCGGCGGAAATTCGCCGGGCTCTGTGAAATAGTGTTCCTTGAAATTGCGTGGGTTCTCGGCGAGCTTGCCATAGGCATTGTTCAGCAAGAGCTTAATAAAGATATCGTCTTTTTTCGTATCGGCCCATTCCTGCGTTCCTGTCTTACCGCTCTTTTCCAGCTGTTTCAGTTTGGCTTTCGTCAGCTGGCGGCGGTTGTAGAGCGGGACGATAAATCGATCGAAGTTCGTTCGATATTGATTATCGACGCAAAAATGGATGACGACATTTTCAATTAGCCCGTATTTGAGGGCCATCCGATATTCATGGATCGTTGTAAAGAACCGGCCTTCCCGCTGATTGGCAGTCGTGTTGCCTTCCTCGTCTCGGCACACCAGAGCGTTATGATTTGTGCATGACAATTCGATGAAGCACGTATTTGCATCGGGCTTGCCGGGGCGCGTCACATATTCCTTACCGACAGGGTGGAGGTATTCCACCATCGCAGCCGGATACATCGAATTTACGTCATAAAGCTTTTTGTGCCCTTTGACGTGCAACAGCCCTTGGAGGCATTCGACACGTCCGCCAAAAAAGAATTGGCGCAGATATTCATCCATCGACGCTGTGACGCACTCGAATGGATATTCCTTCTGCAACTCGGCAAGAGCCGCTTGTCCAATGCTGATCTTGAGCCGAAATTCCTTGATAAACGCTTTGACGATATCGAGGAGGTAGCGGCAATCGGCTTCGCAGTAGCGCAAGATTTCTTCCTTGTGCGCCTCGCGCTTATCCTTCGTCAAATTGCGATAATCGAATGCGTCCTTTTGGTAGGACGCCAGCTTTTCGGGAATGATATGGAAGCTGTCGCGCAGTTCGTGATTGCCGACTTTCGCCGACATAATTCCTCGCCCCTTGAACGACACGTCGCCGCGCAGTCGGGAAATCAGGAACATGAAATCAAAGCGCCCGCCGTTGTGGGCGTAGATGACATATTTGCGCGGCAAGGCTTCGATCGCGCCAATCAGCTGATCTAGGAACTTGTCGAAATCCATTTCCCAAAAGTGCATAGGCTCGAAATTGTCGGAATATAGCACCGCGCAGAACGGATAAATCCGCTCGCGCGTCACGTTGTCGAACGGGTCCGTCTCCATATCGAGAACCGCTATGTCCTGCGCATAGTCCCGCGCTTTGCGCTCGCGGTGTTCCCGCACTCGCTCCACCGTCGTCTTGCCTTTTCCATGCTGCGTGCCGGGTACGATCGTAAGCCCCGGCAATGGTGACGCCGGAGCCTCTACCGAAAATGTCGGTGCCGCTTTAATCGGCCCCGGCACCACGTCGAATTTAATCACGCATTACGCCCCTTGGCGTTCTTGCTCTTGCGCTTCGCCTTGGCACGCTTGGGCGGCACGCGCGGGACGTAATCCACGTCACCGTCGCCGTACTCGTCGTCATCGGGATTATCGCTGAATTTCTCGATTTGAATGTATTTCACCCAGTCGGCGAAATTCCCGAGACTGTCGGGGAATATCTTTTCCAGCCCGGCCACGCTGTCGGCGCGGATCCCTTCGTAATGATCGTGGCGCGCAAGGTAGATGACGAACGAAACGCCCTCGCCCTCTGCCGCCTTGAAATCGACTTCGCCGGTGCGGTGATAAACCGCCTCCACCCGACCGCCGCGCACCTTGGCCGTGCTGATAATCTCGCCGGTGCGCTTATTGTAGCGGGCCTTCCCATTCAGCATGGGTTTCGGCACCACCACCGCATCACCACGCCGATTGAATTTCTCGCCGTAGGAGGATCCTTGCCCGCGTGGCACCTTCACCACCACGTCGCGCCCGGTGATGACGCCTTCGAATTTCCGCGCGAGCCCGCGATAATGCTTCGTCGGTTGCGCCTTGCGCACGTCGAAAGAGGCGGGGAGCAATCCCGCCTTCTTGAGCGCCGACATTTCCTTTTGGAATTCCCGCCGTTGTGCGGACGTCATTTTTGCGGTAGCCATTTACTGCCCTTGCTTAGTGGTGGGGAAATGAACTGGAAGCCCGGCACGTTGGCGCGTGCCGGGCTTCTGCATTTAGGTGATACGCTTCACCTGCGCTTCGATGAAGAAATGAGCCATGGCGGCGACCGCGCCCGCGAGCGCCCCCACGACCACGATCCGTGCGAAGTTCCGCTGCCTGTCTGTCATGCCTTGTCCTCCGGTTTGGGACGCTTCCCGGCACCCCTCTTAGCACGGTGGCGCGCCTGTCGCTCGGCATTCGTCAACGGCTTGAGCCCTAGCCGGGGACGCCCGAAATCGTTCACGGCTGGCGCGCGGTGGCCCTTGGGGTACTCCAGCTGCAAGCGCCCGTTCACCAGCTTGCCGAGAGTGCCGACAGGATAGGAAGCAAGTTCGGTGTGGAACTTCCTCTGTCCCAAGCCCCGCACGTCCTGCGTCTTGTATTTAATGCAGTAAATCCTAGTCGTCTTTTCTTCCTGATAGTAAATACCTGTCGAGTTCTTTCCGTATGTTCGAAACCCGATCACTTCGGCGGGCTCCATATAGTCCACCGCGCGCAAAGTCTTGAAGTCAACGGCTTTGATCGCCCGCAACGCTTCACCCATTCTTGTCACCCCGCTTGTAATTGGGCGGCGCTGGCAGCGCCCTCTTGCCCCGTTGACTATAGGCGGCATCCCAACCACGCCACCAGCTGTCCCGCTTACGCTGTTCCTTAAACGGGTTGCTTTCGCGCCGCCTGTTCTGATTGAAGGCGCGAAAGCCGTTGTTGTATTTATCGTCTAGCACGAAACACATGCAGCATTGCCGAGCACATGAGGAGAAAAACCCCAAGTGCAAAAGCAACACCATCCCAACCGCGCAGCATGTAACAGGCAATAGCCATTGTCGGCGTGACCAGCACAATCAGCACGGAAAGTATCATGCAACATAGCGCCTTCATCGACGCTTGCCCTTCCTGCTAAATGCGGTGTCACCAGCGCGCTTGATCTTGCCGATGACAATCTTGGCGTCCGCGCCATGACGGGTGCGGATAATCGGCATGGCATTGCGCCGAGCATCGTCGGCATTGATGCCAGAGACGACGACGGGTTCGCCCTTGCGGGTGGACGCCTCGATTTTCAGATCCTCGAAGCCGCGCAGCTTGGAAAGGATCTGCGCCGGGCGCTCGGGTAGAGTGACCATGTAATGAACACGAAAAACGAGAGACATTATTCAGCGAGCCTTCCGAGGTTGTATAGATCGTGAATGAGTTGGGCGAGTTGACGCTTTGTCAGCGAGACACTTTCACCACCGCATGATATATTGATCGCGTAGTTATCACCGGTGGTTTCGCGGATGACTAAGATATCGCCCGTTTCCTTATCGTAGAAATTGCGAACTTCCATTATTGACACGGGCTCCCATCGGGGTTGCGCGGAACAGCAACGTACCACCGCACGTTATTCATTTGCTGTGGGAAATACACAAAACGATGTGTATAGATTATGTAGCAAGTTCCCAAGAATGGATGATTGTAATCTTCGACTTGGGCTTTCGCTACCATATCTGAAAGCGTGTCGCCTTTTGCTTGCATTTCAGCAAGAATAAGCTTGTGCCAACTCATGTTCGGTTCCTCGCGCGGAATGCGCAGTCGGATCCTTGCATATTCAGTTTCGTTACGCAAGCGATCAGTAACTAAAGTGATGGTGCGCGATTTACTTTCGTTATATTTGCCTACTTTCGTTATTCCGTTACATGGGACCACT